GAAAAGCGTGCCGCCACAAAGGCAAAGGACAAAAAGAAATGACATTAGGCCGCCCAACACTATATGATCCCGCTTATTGCGATTTAGTCGTTGAATTAGGCGGAAAAGGCAAAAGTGTAGAACAAATAGCTACATTTATGGGTGTTTCATTAAGGGTGATATANCTTTGGCGTGATACTTATCCAGATTTTATGCACGCCTTGGAAGATGCTAAGGCGGCGGAGATGAATTGGTGGGAAGAACAGGCACAAGCATATATGCTAGAACACAAGGATGGGGCCAAGTTAAACGCTAGCATTTGGTCACGATCAATGGCCGCAAGGTTTCCAAAGAAATACCGCGAATCGGTGAAACAAGAAATAACCGGTGAAAATGGCGCACCTTTGCTAACCAACATTGCGGTTTCATTTGTCAATCCGAATGGAAGCTAATATAGAGTTTCCGCTAAAGTTGCAGTGCCTATTCCAGCCGGCACGTTATAAAGTGCTTTGGGGAGGGCGAGGCGGGGCTAAATCTTGGGGGATAGCACGGGCGCTATTGATCATTGGGGCAAATAAGGCCACACGCGTGTTATGTGCGCGTGAATTCCAAACATCCATTAGGGATAGCGTTCACAAGCTATTATGCGATCAAATCGGCGCAATGGGGCTAACGGATTTCTATGAAATAACCGATAGAACAATCCGCGGCAAGAATGGATCGGAATTTAACTTTGTTGGCTTAAAAAACAATGTGGCCAACGTGAAAAGCTATGAGGGCGTTGACATTTGTTGGGTGGAGGAGGCGCAATCGGTTAGTGGACGATCATGGGCAACGCTAATTCCAACGATCCGAAAAGAGCAATCAGAAATATGGGTTTCATTCAATCCGGAATTGGAAAGCGATGAAACTTATCAACGATTTGTGTTGCACCCGCCTGAAAACGCTATCGTTCAAAAGATCAATTGGTCTGATAACCCTTGGTTTCCGGATGTATTGCGGCAAGAAAAAGATGCGCTAAAGAATCGTGATCCAGAGGCATACAATATGGTTTGGGAGGGGATTTGCCGCCAAACCGTGGATGGGGCCATATTCGCCAAGGAAATCCAGTTGGCCGATTTACAAGAAAGAATTGGCAAAGTGCCCTATGATGCGATGAAACCCGTTCACGTTGTCTTTGACTTGGGATGGGCGGATGCCACGGCGCTATGGTTTGTGCAATTCGTGGGCATGGAAACACGCCTAATACGCTATTTTGAGACAAGCCAAGAGACAATGAGTGCTATTTTGGCAAAGATGCAAACGTTTGGCTATGTATTTGACACACTATGGTTGCCACACGATGCGGAGAACAAGACACTAGCCGCGGCGGGGCGATCCATTGAGGAAATAGTGCGGGCGGCCGGCTATAAGACGCGAATCATACCGCGCACGCCCATTGTGGATTCAATTAACGCGGCACGCACGATTTTTAGTAATTGTTATTTCGATAGAATAAATTGCGCCGATGGGCTACAATGCCTTAGACACTATCGCTATGAGGTTGATCCGGATACAAAACAGTTTAGCCGCACGCCCTTACATGATCAGTATTCGCACGGTGCCGATGCTTTCAGGATGTTGGGGCTAATGATTCAGGAACCCAAAAAGATGGTTGTTAAAAAACCCGTTTACGAACCCGCTAATTGGATGGGATGAATATGGCCGAAAATCAAACCGAATTTGATCCGCGTATTGACCTAGCAAAAAAGTTTCTAAAGCTAGCCAATGATGCTGACACTACTAATCGTTCCGAAGCGTTGGAAGATTTGAAGTTTGCGGCCGGCGATCAATGGCCAGTAGAAATTCAAAATAGCCGTTCACTTGAGGCACGCCCATGCCTAACGATCAACAAAATTGACGCGTATGTGCGCCAAGTAACCAACCAACAACGTCAGCAACGGCCGCGGATCAAGGTTCACGGCATGAATAGTTCATCCGATGAAAAGGTTGCTGACATTCTTACAGGCATTTGCCGCCACATCGAGGTGCAATCCGATGCCGATCACGCCTATGACAACGCATTTAATTACGCCGTTCGCATGGGTTTTGGCTATTGGCGCATAGAAACCGATTATGTGCGTGAGGATTCCTTTGATCAAGAAATCTACATTAAGCCCATTCACAACCCATTCACGGTGTATTTTGATCCAAATAGCACGTTGCCGGATGGATCGGATGCGGAAAAATGCCTAATTACGCAAGTGGTTAGCAAAGAGGTATTCCGCAAGATGTATCCGGATGCGGATGATGGTGCCGGCTTTACGCAACGTGGCACCGGTGATTCCAATGCCGAATGGGTGATGCGTGAGGATATCCGCATAGCCGAATTTTGGTATACCGAACGCAAGCCGGATAAGCTATGCCTATTAAGCAATGGCGAAAAGGCATTCCGCACTGATTTGCCCGATCAAGAGGAATTGCTAGCGCGTGGGCTATTTGTGATTGAGGAAAGGCCATCGTTTAAGCGCGAGGTCAAGCAATTCATTTGCACGGGCATGGAAATCTTGGAAGAAGGCAAGTGGGCTAGCAAATATATCCCCATCATTCCGGTTTACGGAGAGGAATTTGTTGTTGAAAACAAGCGCAAGAAATATGGCTTGGTGCGGATGGCCAAAGACCCACAAAGGATGTATAACTTTTGGAAAACGGCCATCACCGAATCGGTTGCACTAGCGCCAAAGGCCAAGTGGTTGATTGCCGAGGGGCAAGATGAGGGCCACGAAAACGAATGGGCACAGGCAAACATCAAATCTATGCCGGTTTTGCGTTATAAGCAAAAGGATATTGAGGGTGTGATGGCACCCACGCCCACACGGATTCAACCGGAATCACCGCCCGCGGGCATCATGGCGGCCGCGGATGGCATCAATAGCGATATGCAAGCGGTTTTAGGAATATTTGACCCCAACCAAATGCCTAGTGGAAACATTAGCGGCAAGGCGCTAAATGGCCAACAACAACAAATTGATCTATCTAATTTCCATTACTACGATAATCTAACCCGATCCATTAAGCACACCGCACGCGTAATTCTTGATTTGATCCCCAAAATCTACGATAACGCACGCGTGATGCGGATCATTGGCGATGATGGAAAGCCGGATTTGGTGGAAATCAACAAAAAAGGCCAAGACGAACAAGGCGTGCAAAAGATATTAAACGATGTGACCGTGGGTGAATACGATGTGGTGATGGATACGGGCCCCGGCTACAACAGCAAGCGGATTGAGGCGGTGCAATCAATGATGCCATTGCTAAGTGCCGATCCAAATCTAATGAATGTGGCCGGTGATTTGATCTTTAGAAACATGGATTTCCCCGGCGCGGATGTCATCGCCGATCGCTTGGCCGCAAGCAATCCGTTGGCGCAAATTGACGATAAATCACCCGTTCCGCCACAAGTGCAAATGCAACTAAAGCAAAGCCAACAAACCATTCAACAGCTACAACAACAGTTGCAAGGAATGCAATTGATGCTGAAAAACCGCGCCGATGTGGAACAAATGAAACAAGACGCGGAAACCAAGCGCACTTTGATCAAAGAAACCAACAAAGCCCACGATATAGAATTGCGCGATCAACAAAAACACATTGATATGAAAATGCGCACAGATACACAAGCGCATGACACGGTGCTTAAAACACAAACACAAATTGAGGTGGAAAACATCAAGGCCCAATTGGCGGTTTATCTAAGCCATTTGGATCGTATCAGCGAGCGTGAGGCCAAAGCCGAGGCCATAGAAAGGGCAATCTAATGATGACTAATGAACAAAAAGAATTGGCAAAAAAATATGCCAAAGAAGAACACGAAAGAGCCAAAACGCACCCTAAATTTGAAAAAATGAAATCAGAAATGGGTAGAAAACAAGCAATTGAAACGGCTTTAAGTGATTTAAATAACAAACAATATAAAGAACCTAGCTATAACACCGGAAAAACTGAAGGTGTAAGCTACGAACACAAACGAAATGGTAGGATTTGACAAAGTAATGAATTCGTGTAATATTTACACAAACCTTACCCGTAAGGTATACGGGGTTAATTCTTAGGGAAACCTATGTCGGAAAAAGAAGCGGGCCAAGTGCTCACAAGCGAGAATGTGGCGGAATTTTATGCAAATCGTTTAGGTTTAGCTGACCAAACGGATGATGTGGCGGTTGAGGAAACTCCCGAGCCATCACCCAATGAGGCCAAGAATGAACCGGCGGAGCAAGATGAAGCCAAACCCGCAGAGGAAAAGAAAGCTAACCCAAAGTTAGAGAAAAGATTTTCCGAATTGACAAAACAACGCGAGGCGGCCAAGGCGGAGGCGGAAAGCGAACGCCAAGCACGACAAGCGTTGGAGGAAAGGTTAAGGTCATTTGAACAACAGGCGGCACCACAAAAGCCGAGCTTTGATCAGGAACCGCAACCGGGGCAATTTACGGATGCGTTTGAATATGCAAAGGCGTTGGCACAATATTCAACCGAAACGGCACTAGCGCAACGGGATAAACAAGAGGCGGAGAAAGTTGCTAATGCGGAAAGACAAAAGGTTATCCAATCTTGGTCATCCAAATTAGAAAAAGCCAAAGCCGATTTGCCCGATTACGATGAAATGGTTTCAACGGCGAATGTGGTTGTTTCCGATGATATCCGCGATTCTATTTTGGAATCTGATGTGGGGCCAAGAATCCTATATCACTTGGCGGAGGATTTGGAATTTGCACAAAAGCTAGCGGCCATGCCAACNCGTAAAGCCTTGCTTGAATTGGGAAAATTGGAAAAGCTATACGAACGGGCCGAGCCGGCAAAAGAGACTGCGGTGAAGACAAGTAAAGCACCCGCACCGGTGCGCGGATTGAAACCAAGTGGTGGTGTTGCGGATATTCCCATTAATTCTAGTGGCGAATTTCACGGCACATATCANGCGTGGAAAGAGGCAAGGCGGGCGGGAAAAATTCGATAATGTTTTTTAATTTAACAAAGAAAGGGAAATTGTCATGAGCAATAATTTATTGACTATTTCAAAAATTACTAATGAGGCTTTGATGGTCCTGGAGAATGAACTAACGTTCACCTCAGAGGTCGATCGCAANTATGATGANCAGTTCGCGGTTGTTGGNGCNAANATTGGCGCAACCGTTAATGTGAGACGTCCTGGACGATTTATCGGTACTATGGGCCCCGCTTTGAACGTTGAAGATTTCAACGAATCAAGNGTACCCGTCACACTCTCAAANCAGTTCCATGTGGACACTCAATTTACCACCCAGGACTTGGCGCTATCCCTTGATATGTTCAGNGACCGGGTTCTCAAACCGGCCGTGGCCGCCATAGCAAATAGGGTAGACCGTGATGGCTTGGTGATGGCAAAAAACAATACCGCAAATATTGTTGGCGTTGCTGGAACACCTCCCACTGGTTTGATCACCTATCTAACCGCCGGCGCATATCTTGATGCCGAGGGCGCACCACGCGATGGCCGCCGTGCTTGTATCATTGAACCATTCACATCGGCAACAATCGTTGACTCGCTCAAAGGTTTGTTTGTTCCCCAAGAAGCCATTGGCGAGCAGTATCGCAAAGGTTTGATGGGTCGGGACAGCGCCGGGATGAATTGGAAAATGGATCAAAACGTGGTCTCACAAACGTTTGGCAATAGCCCTACGGCCGTTCTATCGTGCAATACAAGCACTGCAACGGGCTTTTTGACATCTGGATGGGCACAGTACTCAACGATCGCTCTAAGCGCCACTACGGCCGCGGGCAACTTGAACGTTGGTGATGTGATTCAGATTGCAAACGTCTACGCCGTCAACCCACAAAACCGCCAAGCGTATGGTTCCAACAAGTTGAGAAACTTTGTTGTCACTGCCGCCGCAACGGTTGCCACAAGCGGAACTACTAGCGTAACAGTTAGCCCCGCCATCATCACTGCCGGTCAATTCCAAAACGTTAGCGTGACAAGCCCCGGCGCGTCAACCGTTACACCGTTTAACAATTCCGGTACCGTGTCTCCACAAAATATCATCTTACATCGCAATGCTTTTTGCTTGGCCGTGGCCGATCTTGAGCTCCCGGAAGGTGTCCATTTTGCGGGCCGTGCCTCTGATAAAGAGATCGGTTTGTCACTCAGAATCGTGAGGCAATATACGATTAATAACGATAGTATTCCAACGCGTTTGGATATCTTGTATGGTTGGGCACCGCTTTACCCCGAATTGGCTTGTCGCGTTGCGGCTTAATCTTAAACATTAGGAGAATTAATCATGGCAAATCCAGGACCAGCAACCACAGTAAGCAATCATCCACAAAACTTGGCCACAAACCAAGCATTGCGTTTGATTGCATCCGCACAATCCGTAAACTTGGCCATCGCTGGTGATACAGCAATGACAGTTTTGGATGTATCTAAATTTGTGCCCACAAGCGTGGTTATCACCAATGGCTTGAATGCTAGCGGTGCAACAACCACAATTGCAACGGCAACCGTTGGCGCGTATACAGGCGCGGCCGCATCTGGTTCAACCATATTGACTACCGCGGCTTTAACTAGCAACACCGGTGGCCCTTATGTGACAATCACCGCCGCAACAAATCCCAACACCGCTATATCTAACCCAACAAACATTTATGTTAATGTTGGCACTACGATTGCCGCGACTTGTGACGTGTTTGTTTACGGCTATGACCTCACATTTTTACCTTAATTTGTGAAGTAATATAGAAAAAGCCGCCTACAAAATGGGTGGCTTTTTTTCGTTTTGATATACAATTAACTTGAAAGGAATT